GTTCAGCAGCAGCCCGCCAGCGGGCTCTGATGCCTTGGTGGCCAAGCTGGGCGGCGACCACTCGCACGGCGTGGTGGCGGCCACAGGGCACCAGGCCAGCAGGCCCAGGGGGCTGCCAATCGGTGCGTCAGTGGTTTACGACAACGCGGGCAGCAAGGTGCTGCTCAATGCCGATGGCACCTTGACTGTGCATGCCCAGACCAGTGTGCGGGTGGAAACACCCGGCGCCTCGGTGCTGCTGACCACCACAACCGTCACGCTACAGGCAGGCACGGCCTCGGTGGCCGTATCAGGGGGCGCGGTGGCGATCACGGCGCCGAGCGGCTTGACGATCAACGGGGCGCAGTACCACGACCACGCGCACACCAATGTGCAGCCGGGCAGCAGCAACTCTGGAGGCGTGGCATGAGCGATATCACAACCGTGTGGCGCACTGATTCGGGCGACTGGTCCATGTCTGGCAGCCAGCTGCAGGCCGGCAATGACCTGGCCTCTGCCGTGCTGGTGAGCATTTTCACCGACCGGCGTGCCACGCCTGATGACGTGAGCACCTACAGGCTGGACGACCCCAAGGGCTGGTGGGCCGATGACCCGCAAAGCCCGCTGGGCTCGCGCCTGTGGCTGCTGCGCCGCGCCAAGCAAGAGCCCGAAACCCTGCAGCGTGCGCGCGACTACATCGCTGAGGCCCTGCAGTGGTTGCTCGATGACCTGGTGGTAGACAGCTTCGATATTGCCTGCGAGTGGGTGCGCGCTGGCGTGCTGGGCGTCAAGGTGACCGCCTACAAGCCTGACGGCACACAACAAGCCATGCACTACGCATGGGTCTGGAATTGAGCGATGGCATTTGACCGACCGACCCTCACTGAGCTCAAGGCCCTGGTGGCGCAAGACATCGCCGAAGCGCTGCCCGGCGCTGACCCGCTGCTGCGCCACAGCAACCTCAACATTTTGGGCACCTCGGTGGCTAGCCTGGCCCACCTGCACTATGCATTCTTGGACTACATCAGCCGCCAGGCGGTGCCCATTACCGCTGAAGATGAATGGCTGGAGGCCTGGGCGGCATTCAAGGGCTTGTCTCGCAACTTGCCGGCGCGTGCCTCAGGCAGCGTGACCTTCACCGGCACAAACGGCGTGGTGGTGTCCTCAGGCGCGCCATTGACCCGCGCCGATGGCAAGACCTTCACCACCACCGCTGACGCCACCGTGAGCGCTGGCAGCGTGACTGTGATGGCCCGGGCTGATGCTGACCCTGAGGGCTTGAGCGGGGCTTGGGGCGACATGGACGTGGGCACAGCACTCAACCTCGGGCAGTCGATTGCTGGCATCAGTTCCAGCGGTGTGGTATCGGTGGCGTTCACCGGTGGTGCCGATTTGGAGACCGTTGAATCGCTGCGCCAGCGCATGCTCAACGCCTTTCAGAACCCGGTGCACGGTGGCGCTGCGGCCGATTATGTGACCTGGGCCCGATCGGTGCCCGGCGTTACCCGCGCCTGGTGCCCCACCAGCGTGATGGGCGCTGGCACCGTACAAGTTTTTGTGATGCTAGACGACGTGCAATCGGCGCACGGGGGCTTCCCGCAGGGCACCAACGGCGTGGCCGGGCTGGAGACACGCGACATACCCGCTACGGGCGACCAGCTGCTGGTGGCCAATGCCATTTACCCCCAGCGGCCCGTGACGGCGCTGGTCTATGTGCTGGCGCCCTCAGCCTATGCTTGCAACTTCACGATCAGCGGCTTACTGGCCGCATCTGCTGCCACACGCACTGCTGTGAGTGCGGCCATTGCTGGTGTGCTGGTGGCCAAGGGCGATCTGGGCGGCACGGTGGCCTTGTCTGACGTCGAGGCGGCTGTGGCCTCAGTGGCCAACACGACCGGCTTCGTGATTGCCTCGCCCACCGCCAACCTGACCGCTGGCGCGGGCCAGATCCACACGCTGGGCACGATTACCTGGTCCTGAACATGAGCGCACGACATTTCACGGCTGATGACATGGCCGGGGCCTTGCACGCCCTGCTGCCGCCTGGCGCGGCCTGGCCGCGGGACCTGGGCACGGTGCAGCACCAGGTGATACGGGGGCTGGCCGCGGCCTTTTCTCGCTCAGCGGGGCGGGCCTATGACCTGCTGATTGATGCCAACCCGGCCACGTCTTACGAGCTGTTGCCGCAGTGGGAGCAAACACTGGGGCTGCCAGGCCTGTGCGGCACGACCGCAGGCGCCACGATTCAGGCGCGCCAGCGTGCCGCGGTGCACGCGCTGACCGACCAGGGTGGGCAGTCGATTGACTACATCGTGGGCGTAGCCCAAACGCTGGGCTACTCGATCACGATCACGGAGTTCAGCCGCCACAGCGTGAGCAGCACTGTATCGGCTCCGCTGACCGATGCGGGCTGGGCCCATGCCTGGCAGGTCAACGGGGCGGCCTACAAGATCACGGCCTTTGATGTGACCAGCACGGTCGACGCCCCCCTGGCCAACTGGGACAGCTTTTTGCTGGGCTGCGTGCTGCAACGGATCAAGCCCGCGCACACGACCCTGATTTTCAACTTTTCGTGAGGCATACCCATGGATTTGAGGTCCTACCAAGCAGGGGCTGCGGCCACTGCACCCACTGCGCCGGCATCGCCCTCGGTGGGCTTCCCCACCGCAGGCACACCGGGTTCGGTTCCTGCGACTGAGCCAGGCCCATGGTGGTTTCATCAGCAGGCCGAGGAGGCCCGTGCCATCTTGATGGCTGCCGGCCTGACTCCGAGTGCGACTGTGCTCAACCAAATGCTGACGGCGCTGCAAACGCTGTTTGCGGGAAAAATGACCACCATCACCCGCAGCAGCGGGGATGCAGCCCTTCTGCTGGACCGTTTCGATGTCATCCATCAGTACGTCACCAACGGCAGCAACGACTGCAACGTCACCACCCAGATGGTGGATGGTGGGGTCTATGAGGTGCTGATCAACACGCAAGCAAATGGTGGCGCCATCGCTTACGACTTGGATGTGCGGCCAAACAATACGAGCTACAGCGGGCAGTTCAGTGTGGGGATCATCTTTACGGCTGCTGGCAACGCATCAACGCCGAATCAGGGCGTATCTCCATATGCATCGTTCCAGTCGGACACCTCGTCTGGTACGAGTGGAACGGACGGTTCGTCGCGCCTGACGTTGTTTCCTTCCGCCGGCAAGAACAAAAGGGTGCTCGCGCAAAATGCCGATAGCTACGGCACCTCGATCTGGTCGGGCACTTGGAGCAACCAGTCGACGGCGTGGCTCACGGTTGGTGGTGTCTATTTTTACTCTTCCGGGGCGGTCACAAATGCTTCCCTGATCAACTCTGTCATCTCCGTTCGGAGGATTGCATGAGCAACATTGCAGCTGCCCTCTCGTCGCTTCGCCCGGGTGCGGAGTGGCAAATTCAAGGGGACTTGTCTTACGAAAACATTGTCTGGCTCGATGACCGGCAGCTCCAGCCAACGGCGGGCGAGGTCAGCAGCGAGATCGTGCGTTTGAGTGGCCTGAAAGCATGGGCCGCTCACCAAGCCCAAGCCCAAGCCGCCCTCGATGCCTCAGACATCACCATGATCCGCTGCGTTGAGCACGGTGTGGCCATCCCGGCTGCTTGGGTGACCTACCGCGCGGCCCTGCGCTCGATCATCAGCACAGGTACAGGCGCCATGCCACCGAAGCCAGCCTACCCCGCTGGCACCTGAGCCCCTGACGACACAACCCAAGCCCGCCGCGTGCGGGCTTTTCCACTTTTGGAGATACCCCATGAGCAGCATCTTGACGCGCAAGGACCGAGCAGCCTCCCCCACACCCTCAAGCAGCCTGAGTGCGCCTGTGCTCTCGGCCTGTGTGGGCGTGTTTGGGCAATCCACTGAACTTGGGCAGACTACATCAGACGCAGCAGGAGCAGTGCCCCAGCTATTTGCCTCACCAGATCAGGGCTATTTCGAGCCGGATTCGTTTTCAATGGGTGGGTTTGGGTCGCCATTCACTGTCGCGGCGCAGCAGTTGGCCGATGGCGGCATCAAAGTCAAGCTGATCAATGGGGCAATTGGGGGTATCAGCTTTATCACCCAGGGGTGCGGCGTGCTCAAGGCGTGGCAGGCCACTACGCGCTATTACGGGCAGCGGGCCAGCGAGGCATCCGGGGATCCTGGTTACGGTGGGGATGTCGTTTTCAAAACGGCAGGCGGGCATGATCGTGTATTTTTGTGCACGTCAGGGGCTCGGGCTTTTGCGTCGATAAATGACCCAATAAACCCAGTCACGATTGATGGCGTCGCAACAAACTATTTATCGTCATATTCATATGAAACAGGCGGCGCATCTGCTGCAAAAGTATCGGCCGCAGCTGAGCCTGCGGCATTCAGTACGGCAGTGCTCAATGACGTGATTGCGGACGGTGGGCTTACGTGGAAATGCGTTGCATACGATTCGACAGATGTTGGTCTAGACAGCGGTTTGCGCGTTCTGCAACCGTGGCAACCGGGATTTGACCCTTTCAAAATTCAAAAGCGCTTGGCTGATGAGATTAATAAGCAACCGTGGACCGTCGGGAAAAAGTATGTCTATATTGCAAATGGTCAATCAGACGCCTGGACAATTTGGAGTTGGTACAGGGAAGCGCTGCGGTCGATCTGCATGTATTTCATAAGTCGCGGCATCACGCCGATTGTGGGTCTGACGATTTATAACCCGGGTGCCGGGGATGGCTACAACGTGCTAGAGCAAGTGGTTTTCGGCGGGGCGGGTGATCTGGCATCAGCTCAGGACCCGGATAACGTGCAGGGGCAGATTCAAACGCTCACCTACGCGCTGCAACTGCCTTGGACGGCAAACCCTAGCAAGGGTATACCGGCTTTGCCGTCATACGGTCTACCGGGGACTCCTGGCGTGGCGGCAACGGGCGCGCGACCGAAGCAGTGGTATCACGGCGTGAGCCTATACCGCACATTCGGCAAGCTCACGCACCCGAACAAATTTCTCATCAACGGCAGTCCTCACATGCAGACATTGGGGGCGGTCCAGTCGGGTGGTGTCATCGCCAACAGGCTGAAGGCCATCATCTTTGATCAGCCTTATGCACCTTACGTATTGACCGCCTAAATAGTGATCACCATGCGCAAACTCATCACCTCTCTCGCCCTCCTGCTGTGCTCTCAAGCCTGGGCTCAGACATTCATCAACGGATACACAACGACCACGCTAGACAGCCCGCAGCTTGTCGTTTACGGCATACCCGGCAACGTCACCTCAGCAGTCAAGTCTGGCGCTTTTCAATGCGACCCGCGCTATTTCCCCGCTCTGCCCAAAGCGCTTGGGGCTAACGACTGGGCCGTGTGCCGGGCCTACCCCATCCAAGGCCCTGACACATGCGTGCCCAAACTCGCTGGTGGCACTGGCGTGGGGCTGGCGCATGATGAGGCGCTTGGGCTAAATAGCTTCGGCTGGGTGTCCTGGTGGTGCCCGAATGCTGACCCCATTAAAGCTGTGCCTGTGGTCATGGCATGTGCTGGCGCTATGAATTGCGCCGATGCGCTGCTCAAATTTGCAGCGAGCAAAAGCGGGTTTGCCGATGCAGCGAAAAGCACGTTTACGACGACCGTGATTGACCCCGTGTTGCTGCCAGTGTGGAGCGATGCTGCGTCGGTGGCAAAGATTCTTGCAGGCAGGCCATGAACGGGGCGCGCCGAATCCTGGCCGCGCTGTCTGAGTCGGGCGGATCGATGGACCTAGCCGAATACCAGGACATGCTGCGCGATGATCGCTCGCTGTCAAATCCAGCGACACGGCTACGCAGGGCTGCACACATCACCATCACCGTGAGCCTCACTGATGCTGGCAGGGCGGCGCTTGAGTTCACGCCGCCCCCAGCCCGCAGGCCAGCTCGCAGGCCACCGCGTGTGGAGTACGTCGAGCAGCCGTGTCAATTCATGACCCCGCCGACTGATGCCGAGATTGCGCAAATCAAAGCAGAGGCCCGGTCGGCGGCAGGAATCACGCTGCAAAACTACATGCACGCGCTGTCCAAGTGACACGGCCGTGACCCCTTGCCCTTGCCCGCTTTGCGCGGGCTTTTCTTAGTCGCAACCCCTGGAGCGGTGTGCATGAGTGACGAACAAGCCTGGCGTCAAGCCATTGAGCAGCAGCTGACTGATGGCGCTCAGCGCATGGACCGCATGCAGCAGGAGCTCAGCGACAACACCGCAGTAACCGTGGAGGTGCGTGACTACCTGGTCATGGGCCGTGCGGGCCTGCGCGTGCTGGGTGCCTTGGGCGCCGTGGCCTCGTGGCTGGGCAAGATCGCGGTGGCTGTTGGCGCCGTTTGGGGCGCGGTGTACGCGATCAAAAACGGCGCACCGCCGCATAAGTGAGTCGATATGGAAATCAGTCACTTCACCCTGGCCGACTTCGTGCGCAGCAGCACGGCGGCCGCTAAGGGCATCGACAACACTTTGCCCGAAACGCTGGAGCCTGCGGCATGGGCCACCCTGGCGCTGCTGGAGGGCATTCGCGCCAAGCTGTCTGTGCTGGCCCGGCATGAGGTGCCGGTGTTCATCAGCTCCGGCTACCGCTGCCCGGCGCTCAAT